CGGTAGGGCTCTTAGCCCTTTGAGCCCTACCGGCCCTTTTTAAGTGAGGAGTATAAAATGCCTGCAACGTATGTAACCGAGGCCGAGTTACGCGCTAATCTCGGTATCGAAAATTTATACTCATCTAATACCGTCGAGGAGGTTTGCCAAACCGCGCAGGATCTCATCAATCAATTTTTATGGTTTGACTCTGCACCCGTCGTCGGCACGGCTTTGCAAAATAATGTAGCTACCGTAATGATCGCTAACCCCGGTATATTTACTACGGGCGACTCCGTAACCTTGAGTGGATGCGGCTCAACCTTTAACGGCACCTACACAATTACCGGGACTATTCCGTGGACCGCCGGTACGACTACTCAATTACCATCCATAGCATTTAATAACTATGCGTTTAATTGGCCTAATGGATATAGCTTTATACAGTTTGCTAAAACCGCAGCTGACGCTAATTTTACTCGCGTACTCCCTTATGGCCAAGCAATAGGGGCAGATACAAAGACAAACTCATACGCAACTACCCCGGCCGTAAGAGAGGCCTCAATGATTTTGGCCGTCGATATCTGGCAAGCCCGACAGGTTAGCCAAACCGGCGGCGTATCGATCGATGGTTTTAGCCCTAGCCCTTACCGTATGGGTAACTCAATGATCGGTAAGATCCGCGGCCTTATCGCCGGATATATGAGCCCTAATGCGATGGTCGGATAATGCCGGCACCTATCACTACTTTAAGAGCCTCACTAGCTGCGGCCCTTGCTAACGCTAACGTATGGAATACGTACGCCTATCCGCCTCCTACTATCACCGCTAATAGTGTGATCGTAAGCCCGGCAGATCCGTACATCACTCCGAGTAATAACGAGTACGCCAATATCTCGCCTATGGCATCCTTTCGCATCATTTGTAACGTGCCTATGTACGATAATCAAGGCAATTTACAAGGGATCGAAAGCATGGTGTGCGCCGTATACGAAAAGTTAGCGGCCTCATCTATCGTTATGAATATCGGACCGGTAAGCGCTCCTAGCGTATTAACCGTACAGAGCGGCGATTTATTAACTACTGATATCACTATCTCAATACTTACAAGCTGGGAGTAACTAATGCCATATACAGAGGATGACTTAAAGTTTTTGCGAAAGATTGGGCAGATCGTAGACGAGCCTGCACCGGTCAAAGTAGCAAAAGTAAAAATCGAAACAACAACTACAACCGAAAGCGAGGAATAGGCACATGGCCATATTCTTAAGTAATGGAGTGGTCGTAACCCTTAACTCGGTCGATCTCTCAGATCATGTAACTAGCGCAACTATTAACCGTGTCTTTGAGGAGCTTGAGGTCACGGCCATGGGAGATAACGCTCGACGTTTTACTAAGGGCCTTGAGACCTCGACGATTACGCTAGATTTTCTAAACGATACCGCAGCCGGTGAGGTCCTACAGACCTTGCAGGCAGCATGGGGTACAACGGTACCTATCACGCTAAAGCAAACTACCGCGGCTATCTCAACTACTAACCCTGAATATCAGAGCACCGTATTAGTTAATAATACTACTGATATTAATGGCGCGGTCGGTGATATCTCTACTCAGAGTATTACTTTTACCTGCAACTCAGTAATCGTCGTAGACACAACCGTATAACAAACTAGAAAAGGGGCACAAAATGGCACGACTCAAAATAACAAGGGCTACCGGTGAGGTTACTGAGCATCAGATAACTCCACGGATCGAGTATGCCTTTGAGCTCTATGCAAAAAAAGGTTTTCATAAAGCCTTTAGAGATGACGAAAAGCAAAGTGACGTTTATTGGCTAGCTTGGGAGTGTTTGAGATCATCCGGAGAAAATGTAAAAGTTTTTGGCAGCGATTTTCTCGAGACACTTACTAAGGTAGAGGTACTCGACGACGAGCCTTTAAGCTAGGGCGCGGCTCTCTAACTCATTTGGTAGCGCAACTATCAATACGGTTAGGAGTCGCGCCTCAAGCGATACTCGATCTCGAGCCCGAGATGTTTAAGATGTTAGTAAAAGTATTAAACGAGCAAGCGGAGGAGTCTAAAAGTGCCAACTATAGAAATACGCGGAAACGTTGATCTACGTAAAGCTTTACGCGCCTTCGCTCCCGATCTCGAAAAGCAACTAAAAAAAGATTTAGCCGCTGCTATGAAACCCGTAGTCGCTAAAGCTCGAGGCTTTGCCCCTGCTAATAGTGAAATTATGAGCGGATGGCAGCCTCGACCTTTTAGTGAGGCTAGGTTTCCTTTTTATAACGCAAGTACAATTAAGTCCGGGATCGTTTATTCGACTTCGCCAAGTAAGATAAATCCTTATGGCTTTAGCTCGATGGCAACTATTACTAATAAATCTGCCGCCGGTGCTATTTATGAAACGGCCGGTCGTAATGGGCCTCAAGCTTGGGTAGGACCTAAAGCCGGAGGCGCTAGTAAGAAAGTAAGCCGATCCGTAAACCCGGGAGCAGGGGCTACCTTTATTAATAACCTACCGCCGCTAACGAGCAGCCTCAAAGGCCGAGGCCGTTTAATTTTTAGAGCGTGGGCACAAGATCAAGGCAAAGCCGAGGCGGCGGCTCGTACCGCAATAGATACGACTACGAGAGCATTTAATTCGATCATATCTAAGGGTAAATTAAGTAGGGCCGCATAATGGTATTGCCCGTAATTAATATTGGATCCAAGCTAGACGGTAAAGGATTTAAGCAAGCCGAAACAGCCTCGGACAAACTAGGCAAAAAGGTTAAAACCCTTGCTAAGACTTTTGCCGTTACTTTTAGTGCTGCGGCTATGTTGTCTTACGGTAAAAATGCCGTTAAAGCTTTCGCGGAAAATGAAAAGTCCGCTAAGCGCCTTGAGACAGTATTAAAGAATCTAGGTTTAGCTTTTGATACGGATGTAATTGAAAAAAACCTAGGCGATATATCCGCCAAGTTTGGTTACGAGGGCGAGGTATTGCGTGAGGCTTTCCAAAAATTAATCACCGCAACCGGATCTACTACTAAATCGCAAGATCTACTAAACTTATCCTTAGACGTAGCGGCAGGATCGGGCCAAGATTTATTAACGGTAAATCAGGACCTCGCAGCGCTATACGTGGGCAATACTAAAGGACTTAGAAAATATAATCTTGGCTTAAGCCAAACCGAATTAAAGACTTTAGATTTTAATGAAGCCGTTAAGTTACTGACTCAAACTTTTGCGGGAGCAGGTGCGGCAGAGCTCGAGACTTACTCCGGCAAGATGCGCGTACTAAAAGAGGCGGCAGGTAACGCACAAGAAATTATAGGCGCAGGATTAATAGATGCTATTTCTAAATTAGGCGATGATAAATCGGTAGAAAACTTAGCCAAAAATATGGAAACGGCGGCCAAAAATACCGCCGATGTTATTCGCGGTATTGGGGTACTAGCTGCAAAACTAAAATCTATTCCCGGCTTTGACGGTAAAGATTGGGAGTATGTTTATAATATTTCGTGGTTTAAGTTTTTAGCTGATTTAGGTAAAAAATCTACAGCTCCGGGTATGAGAGGAGATCAAGAATACGGCGGCGTTTACGCGGATCGATTTAACGCTCAAAAAGAAACGGCTAACGCTAAGGCTCGAGCCAAGGCCGAGGCAGATGCGGCTAAACGCCAAAAAGAATTATTAGCCCTGCAAAAGAAATCTGCTATAGCCGAAAAGAATAAATTAGCCCTTAGTAAGGCTGCAGCCGTTTTTGATACTACTCGTGTTTCACTAACCGCAGCCCTTAAGGCAACCTATGACAAAGAGACACGTCTACGCCTCGAGGCTCTTATGGCGATTGAGGAGGATAACGGCGACCTAGCTCTTAAGAAAATAAGCGAGCTAGCAGCGTTGCAGAAAAACGCGGACCTAGCAAAATTAGCCGGTATTAAAGAGATTAGCGACTCCACGCTTTTAGCGATTAACACTCAACTACTTAATGAGCTTGGCGCAATTAATAAATCTAAAATGGCCGAGGGTGATAAAGAGTTAGCGCGTGAGGAGGCGTTTAAGAAATATAACGCCGCAATTACCGAAGCTGGTCAGTTAGCCGCTAAAGAGCAATATAGCGAGCGCGTACAAATCCAATTAACAGAGATAGCACGTTTAGCCTCTCAAAGTAATACGACAAGCGCTCTCAAGACTCAGGTATTATTACGAGAGCAAGCCGAGTTATCGATGATCGATCGAGTCGCCAAGGCTCAAGCTGCGGCCGATGCCGCTCGCCTTAAGTCTCTACAAGAATACCTAAACCTCTTAGGTAAAGCAGGCGGCGGTAGTGCAGGCGGTACAAGCGGCGGTAGCGGTATACCTCCCGGGGATTTTATAGCTCCTATTTCTAAAGAATTAGGCGCAAGTGCCTCTATAGATGCTTTACTAGAATATGCAGATGCAGCCTCAGCACGAGCTAACGCTTTTGCAGATCTTTTAGATTTACAAAGTGCAGCCGATGAAGCCGCTTTAATGAGTGGGCCGCTAGGTCAATACGCTACAACGATCAACGTAAAGATCGAGGCAGGCTTAGGAGACCCTGAGGCTATTGCTCGGGCCGTTGAGGATGTACTTAATCAATCCACTTACCGAGGGACCTCAGTAAATAGAGGCTCCGGAGATTACACGATCGCATGAGTACATGGCTTCCCGAGTGGAAAATAATCGTAGGCACAACTGAATATACAAACGTGCTAAGCGTTACTATGGCAACGGGCCGCGATGATGTAGACCTACAATGCAACGCAGGCTACGCACGTATGGAGATCGTAAACGTAAATAATTCTGCCTTTGATATTGATGTTACCGATAGCCTTACTTTAGAGCTTAAAAATAGCTCGGGTACATATGTCCCCGTGTTTGGCGGTACAGTATCGGATTTTGGTATCTCGGTCCGATCTCCCGAGGAAATAGGCTTTGTAACGATCGGTAGCATCTTGGCCGTAGGGTCCTTGGCTAAATTAACTAAAGCTCTATTCCCGGATGCCTTGGCTAAAACTGAAGACGGTAATCAGATTTTTGATATCCTTAACGAGCTACTTATTAACTCGTGGTTTGAGGTAGCCTCGGCTTTACAATGGCAGGACTACGACCCTACGACTACGTGGGCTAACGCTGAAAACGTA